AGTTGGAGATTTTCAGGGCGATTGTCGCCATGAATTCCGTTCCGGTGATGAACAACTTCTTCCGGCAGAAGAAAGCGCCCGATCATTTTCTCCATCACAAGACGATGCTCAAAAACGTATGGAGCGTGTTTGCGGCGGTGGGGATGATCTGGGCAATACACGGAAACATACCCATTCTTGTCAATCGTTCTCCCCCCCTTCCAGTGATAATGTTTTTCTTTCAGAACAAATGCCGGGAAATCCCTCGTTATACCGATTGACCGCAGGTAACGCTTCACATGCCGACCTCCAGTTCCAATCCTTCGACCAATTTCAGCAAGAGAAAAACCGTCATTGCACAACTCCAAAACTAGGTCTTTATTTTTTTGACAGGCACTTGTTTTGTGAAGGGCAGTCTTTGGAAACTTTTCACCCATCTTTTTCAGGGCGTTCCTTGTCGCGACGACAGACAGATTCGACAGGCGAGAAGTCACAAGCAAGTCTCGTTTCATGTGAAGGAAAAGAGCGTGAATCGCAACATCTCGTTCGTCATTCCGATTGTAATAATGAGTCATATAACTTTAAGGTATCACATACGATGGTGGTGTCAATAACTAAATCCCACAAAGAGACATTCTATGATTTACACGTTCCGGGTGTTCACCATTATTTTGCAGAGGGGGCAATCCATCACAATTCAAACAAAACGTATATTTTTACCGTTCACGCCCTGATTGACTTTTGGGTGTTCAGCAAGAACTCGCTGGCGATTATTTCTTCAACTGACATCAAATCTCTGGAATTGAAGGTTTGGGGCCGCGTGAAGTCGCTGTTCAATCGTGGCCGGTCAAGATTTGAGTGGTTGCCCGGTTATGTGCTGGACACCAAAATGCAAATCACGCCATCCGATATTGACGATGACAACCAACTGGCAAGGGAATTGATTCGAGGCATCGTCTGCGTTGCTTGTGTTTCTGGTGGACGTTTTGTGGGTATGGGAAAGTTTCAGGGGGCGAAGCCGCCGCACTCTCCCGGCAAGAATGACGGCATCTTAAAGCATTACGGCGATGAAGCCGCCGTTATGAAACCAAGTTTCTTGGACGCCTACACGAACTGGATGGTAAGCGATGGCTTCAAGGGTGTCATGGCAGGAAATCCAACCGACATATCCGACCCACTTTGCACCGCCAGCGAACCCGTTGGAGGATGGGATTCGTTTGTTGACTCAGGCAAGACCCAAGAATGGACTTCACGTTGGTACGATGCTCATGTGGTTGCCTTCGACGGACGCGACTCTCCCAACAACGACGAACCAAAAAATCGTTACCCGTATTTGGTAAGCCAAAGGTTTGTTGACGCAATGGCGGCAACGCACGGATTAGATTCATGGCAGTATTATCAACAGGCCATCGGCAAACCATCTCGCGGCATGGTGTCAAACCGCGTTATCACCATCGGACTTTGCGAACGGCACAAGGCTTTCGACACTGCAATTTGGAGAGGAACACCACGGACAAAACTTTATGCGATAGACCCTGCATACGGTGGAGGCGACCGTTGTGTTGGAGGCGAATGCGAATTCGGAGAGGACAAGGACGGCAACATGATATTCGCCGTTGGCACCCCCGAAATCATTCCCATCAAACCAAACTCGCCACTTGAGCCGGAAGATCAAATCGCGGAATATGTTTTTAATCAGCATGAGCGGTTGAACATTCCGCCTGAGAATTTCTTCTATGATTCATTTGGACGCGGCACACTTGGATTCTCCTTTGCAAAACTGTTCGGTTCAAATTGCCCTGTGCCAGTGGATTCAGGAGCGCGGCCAACCGAGCGTCCTGTCCGATTTGATTTGTACGTTGAGGAGAAGAATGGCGAGAAGCGATTGAAGCGATGTGACGAACATTACTCAAAATTTGTCTCAGAATTATGGTTTAGCACACGCGAAGCAATTGAGTCGAATCAGATTCGTAATTTGCAAATGTCAGTAGCCCAAGAAGGCCAGTTGCGATTGTTCAGGGTCGTCATGGGAAACAAGATTGAGGTTGAGACGAAAGACGACATGAAGGAACGCATCAAAAAGTCTCCTGACCTATACGACTGGTTTTCCATCGCCATTGAAGGCGCTCGCCGAATTGGATTCAAAATCGAACGCATTGGCCGTGATGTAAAATCTTCCAGCAACAGTGAGGATTATTTTCAAAAAGAGGCGGATGAGTGGTCAGCCGCAATCAACGCCGGACTTCTAAAGCATTGACAAAAATTTAATTTCTGATAATCTATTACTAATGAATCATGTGGATTTTAAAATCTTATAACAATCCGCCACCAGGGAATTATGCCTACACACAAACCGTTGGCATCCGTCACGCATTTGCGTCGGGGCCAGTCATTGAAGAACTCGTTAAAACTGTCAGTTCATTTCGCATCGCCAACAACCTTCCTCGTGCCAGTCTCGCCGAAACACTTGAGGACATTGACACCTACCAGTGCGCCGCGCAAAACAACAACCCTGACTATTGCCGAGACTGTGATGGAAGCTTTGAGCAGGCGCGGTCAAGTCATAGATTTTTCGCAGCGCCATGCAGTTCGTGTGGAACGCCGGTAAATACCAACTAATTTTATGCCAGATTTCAGCACACCTTCAAAAGTTTTGGACACAATTCTGGCAGGCGACGAGTCGGAAGAAAGTCGCGGCCAAAACCGTTTACTTATAAACCGCGCTGCCAACAATGAGCCGCTGGTCGAGGAGGAGGAGGCCAAGCGTCTTGGAATGAAGATTTACAATCGTTGGGGAGAATTCATGGGGGCATTGTCCCATGCCCGCCGCCAATACGTCACCAACTTCATGTCTCCCGTTACATTCTTTACCGTGTCCATTCCACATGCGCCGGAAGAAGTCCGCGCTGATTGGGAGGGTATCATCACTGAGGCAATCAATGACAAGATGAAGGAGGGCGACCGTGCGCTAGAATACTTTGAACTGCATCGCTCGCGTTGGGCGGCGGTTGTTTCGCACGGTATCGGCCCCATGATGTGGGAGGACAAATTCGCGTGGTTGCCGCGCTATGTCGCCATTGAAGATTTGCGGGTTGCCACCGATACGGAGTTGAGTTTCCGCAACCTGACTTGGTTTTCCGTCCGTGTTCCATACACTCCGGGTGAGCTTTCAAAAAAGGCGTTTGCCAAGTCCAAAAGCAAGTTCACTTGGAACAAGCCCGCTGTCACCGCCATCCTGAAAAATGTATATCAGGTCAATACAACAATGGCGGAGAACAACTACGACATTGAAACTGTCCCGGAAAAGTTCGAGGAAATCCGAAAGCAAAATGCCGGATTCTGGTCGGGCGATGCCATGCCCACTATCAACCTGTGGCACTTTTACCACAAGGATGATGATGGCAAGTGGTGGCTGAAAGTTGTTCCTGAAAACAATACGTCCGGCGTCACGACTGAAACTGACGACCAATTTATTTGCAAATCAGACACGGCGATTGCAGATTCGTGGCGCAATCTTCTACACGTCCAATTTGGCGACCTAAATAACAAGGCTCCGTTCCTTTTCCACTCCGTTCGCTCGCTTGGATTTGCTCTTTTCGAGCCGTGTTACTGGACGGACTTTACCCGGTGCCGATTGTTGCAGCACACGCTTGACCAGTTCAACATTCTGCTTCGGATGAACGACCCAGTTGACCGGGCGCGGGCGCAAGTCCAGGTGTTTCAAAATCTTGGCGTGGTGAAGCCGGGAGTTTCTTTTATCCCATCCAATGAGCGCCATCAAGTGGATGCAGCATTGGTTGAAGGCGTCATGGCGCAGACCAAGCAACTTCAAAACGAGGCATCCACGGCCTACACGCAGAGCATTGACAATGGCACGGCGCGGGAACAGACGGCTTTTGAAACCGGCGTCAAGGTGCAGCAAAACAACGCCCTTCTTTCCGGCCTGATGCTGACCGCTGGCATCTATGAAAAGTTTGCCTGCAAGGAAATCTGCCGCCGATTCTGTTTGGCTGACTCCGATGACGAGGATGTTCTGGATTTTCAAAAGACGTGCAAGGCCGCTGGAATTCCCGACGCATGGATGGATGTTAAAAAGTGGCGCGTTGAAATAACCATGCCGCTTGGAAACGGAAACCCGACTATGGCGATGGTTGAGGCGGAAAACACAATGAAACTTCGTCCGCTCGCCGACCCGTCCGCGCAACAGGAGATGGCGCATGACGCCGCTGTGTCCATGATTGGAACCCCTCGCGCAAAACGTTGGTTCAAGACCGACTCTAAGCGGGTATCAACCTCAGCCGCAGCCGCAGCCGCCGCGTTCCCATCGCTGATGCTCGGTATGCCTTACGTTGTCCCCGAAGGACTGAATCCAATCGAGCAGATTCAAACCCTGATTGAATTCACAGTGCGTACCATCGCCAAGATTCAGCAGACCACGAAGATTCCAAAACCCGAAGAACTCATCGGACTGCAAAACTGCGCGACCACCATCGGAAAACTGGTTCAAGGGATGCAAGGTGACACCGGCAATGAGCCGAAGATGAAGGAATTTTCCAAGTCGTTGAATCAGATAAACAACGAAATTAAGAAGATGCAGCAGCACCTTCAAATGGAGATGCAGAAACAGCAGCAGCAGAATGGCAACGCCGACATCCAGCAGGCAATGGCCGAGACTCAGGCCAAGATTCAGGGCAAGACCGCCGAGACTCAGCAAAAGCTCAAGGCGAAGGAACTTGCCGAGATGCAGAAGCGCCGCCACAAAGACACCGCGTTTGTCGCCGACCAGCAACGGCAGAATATCAAGACCGTGGCTGACATTGCCCGCCAATCCAGACAGCCGCTTGAAAGGGAGTGATTGTGAATCACATCCCCAAAATAGTCATCAAGACAATTAAGCCGGAGAACCATCGTTATTTGACTTGTGGTGATTTTTTGTATGATGCCGAGGATGACACCCTGACAATCTTTATCAGCCGCATGTCCGACTGGCGCAGCGAGCTTGCAGTTGCTGTGCATGAGGCGTTTGAATCTGTGACATGCCTTGCCTCTGATGTGAAATTCAAGGACATTGATTTATTCGACATGAACTATGAAGCGCATCGAAAATCCGGCAATAGTTGCGAACCGGGGGACAGCCCGGATGCGCCTTACCATTCGCAGCATGTGGGCGCGACGTGGATTGAAAAGGAAGTTTGTTCACGTCTGGATTTGCCGTGGGAAACCCATGAACGAAACGTGAACGATTTATGAAATCGGCAAAAGACATCATCTGTTTGGTTGCGGACGCCGGGCTGTTTGTTCACGTCGCCCGACGACTCGCCCGCGAATTCAAAACCGTCTATTACTGGTCGCCATGGGAAAATGCCTTTCCTCACTTTCGAGACGACATTATCGGAGACGGATACAGTGAAATTATCCGGGTTGAATCCGTCGAATCAGTTGCAAGCGAAATTGATTTAGCCGTGTTTCCCGATATAGGATATTCCGACCTGCAAAAACAATTCATTGAACGCGGTATCCCGGTATGGGGTTGCCGTAATGGTGATGAACTTGAGGCCCGACGCGGCAAGTTCCTTGATGTTCTAAAAAACAAAACAAACCTGCCCGTCCCAAAGGCTGAGAAAATCAAAGGCATCACCAACCTTCGCCTGTTCCTGCAAGACAACCCTGACCAGTACATCAAAGTGGACACCTACCGAGGCGACTTTGAGACATTCCACTTCCGCAGCATGGAAGAGGATGAAAACATCATTGATGAGATGGCTGCGAAGTTGGGGCCGCTCAAGGAAAATCTGGTGTTTTGGGTATTCGCTCCGATTGACACCGAAATTGAGGACGGAATTGATACCTACTGCATTGATGGACAGTGGCCAAATACCATTATTCATGGGGTGGAGGCTAAAGACTCGTCCTACATCGGCGCATTTCAGAAGTTTGAGGATTGCGCGGAAGAAATCCGCTGTGTTAACGAAGCATTTTCCCCCATTCTTGAATCATACGGCTACCGTGGCATGTTTTGCACCGAAGTTAGAATCACAAAAGAGGGGGAAAGTTATTTCATTGATCCTACGTGCCGTATGCCTTCGCCTCCAAGCCAGTGTATGTGCGAGATGATCGGAAACCTTGGTGAAATCATCTGGCAGGGAGCCAATGGAATCTTGGTTGAACCGGAACAGGTAGCAAAGTTCGGC